GATGCCTCCTAACTATTACTAACAGTTGTTAGTATAGCGTCGCCCTCCTTTCCGTCAATGTGCCGGCTCGTTGAGCCTGCCAGCCACGACCTCCAGTGCCCGTTGCCAGCGCCGCCAAGCCGTCGTGCGGTCGCAGGCGAAGCGCAGCGTGATCTCGCGCCAGCCGTAGCCCTTGGCCCGCATCCACACGAGGTGGCGCTGCTCGACCTCCAGCCACTGCACCCAGCGCATCGTCTCCAGCATGCGGTCGATGGCCTGGGGGCTGGGCGGGAAAGGCCGGTAGACCTTCTCGTCCGCAGCGAAGGCTTCCCACTCGCGGCGCACGATGGCGGGCCACGTGTTGATGTAGCCCTGCACGCGGATGGGCGGCAGGCGCCGTCCCGTGTTGGCCGCATCCTCGAAGCGGGCCGCCACGTCTTCCTTGGTCCAGTCAGCCACGGCGCTTGCCTCCCTCGCCGTATAGCCGCTCACCAATGCGGCGTACCAGCTCACGTTCGAGGAAGTCCAGACGCTCGTCGGATTCGTTGACCACGAGAATCCGCTGCTCCCGCCAGCCCTGCCGCTTGAATGCTTCGAGGTCGGTGACCTCGGGCTGCGTGCGGGCCAGCGCGGAACGGTAGGTCGGTGTGGGAATCTTCATCTCACGCCTCCTGCGTCTCGGCCGCCCAGTACAGGATCGCCAGGGCATCGGCTTCGTTGTCGTCGGTTGGCTCATGGCCGCGCTTGCTGACGGACGCGATGATCTCGTCTTTGCTGGCGTTGCCCTTGCCGGTCGCATGCTTCTTGATCGTGCCGACCGGAACGCCGATGTACGGAATGTTGTGGTGCTCGCACCAGGCGCTCAGGTGTCCGAGCAGACCGCCGTAGATATGAGCGGCGTCCACGCCCGCGTGCCGGCGCACCTCCTCGAAATACACCACGTTGATATCGCTGCAGGAGAGCTTCAGCTCGTTGAGCCAGCGCTTGAAGCGTAGGAAGCGCATACCGCCGCCTTCGAAGCGTTGTGGCTTGAGGTCTTGCGTGCCGCTGGCGATGCTGCCGTCCAGGTACTGCAATGCCCAGCCGGTCTTGGTGCCCAGGTCGAGGGCCAGAATCGTTGTGTTCATGTGTTGGAAATCGTCATGTCCGGTCGTTGTGACCGAACGTGACCCACGTCCGGATTAACTTCTACGCGTGCGTGCGCGCACGTAAAGAGAACAATCCTCATGACGGTCACGTTCGGTCACACCGGTGTGTTCAGTCGTCCCGATACGGCAGGCGACCGCCGTAGTCCTTGGCCTTGAGCGAGAGGCCGGCGAGGCCCTTGACGCCGTAGTTGAGCCGCGAGCGCTCGAAGCCGCGGTTGGCGAGCTGCTGCGCCAGCCACCGGCTGGTCCCCACGTACTCGCCGCGCCGGCCCGCCCACTCCTGCCAGCGCAGGAACACATCGGCCACGGCGACGCGCGCCTGGGCGTGGCACTGCGCCTCCTCATCGAGGAAGTCGCCGATGGCGTCCTCCTCGTCGAAGTACTCTTCCGTGGCCGACCGCACGCAGGCGGGCGGATCCAGGCGCTGGCGCTGCCAGGCGAGGCATCCCTCGATGGCCCACGCCAGGATCCCGTCGCGCTCCTTGAGCAGCTTCTCCGTGAGCCGGCCGTCGCGGCGCTCGGGCGGCACCGTCACCGTGAACGGAATCAGGTGCAGCCGTCGCTTCATGGCCTCGTCTACGTTGCGGATCGCGGGCTTGTGGTTGCCGGCGATCAGCAGCTTGAACTGCGGCAGGTAGTCGAAGAAGTCCTGGCGCATGAAGCGCGCGGACACCTTGTCGCCGCCGGTGATGGCCTTGACCTTCGACTCGTTCCAGCGACGGCCCTGCTCGGTCTCGATGGACGACACCAGCCGCGAGCCGCGCAGCCCGGCCAGTTCGGTCGGGTGACGGTCGCCGCGCGCCTCCATGAAGGTGTCCATCGGCGCGTTGGCTGCGTAGTCGCCCAGGATCGTGGCCAGCACGTTCACGAAGACCGACTTGCCGTTGGCGCCGGTGCCGTACAGGAAGAACAGCGCATGCTCGCTGGTCACCCCGGTCAGGCAATAGCCGACCACCCGCTGCAGGTAGGCCGCCAGGTCCGTGTTGCCGCCGGTGATGTCGGAGATGAACGCCAGCCACGCCGGACAACCCTCGCCGTTGCGCCCGCGCGGAGTCGCCGTCGTCACCTTCGTCATCCGGTCCTCGCGCCGGTGCGGGCGCAGGTGGCCCGTGCGCAAGTCGACCACGCAGCCGGGGGTGTTGAGCGCCCACACGTCGGCATCCCACTCGTCGGCGGTGGCCGCGTGTTTCGGGTCCGAACGGGCGATCTTCTCGACCGACGCGATGGTCGACGAGCTCGCCAGCTTGGACTTCTGGCGTGCCATTTCCGCCTTGAGCGAGGCCGCCCGGCAGATGCCACGCGCCAGGTGGGTGACGTAGAGCAGTTGGTCGGGATTCCAGCGCACACCGGTCCACACCAGCCACTTGCCCCACAGCGAGCAGTACCGCCAGTCGTCGCCGTAGCGGCGCGTGAAGGCCGTGGCCAGCCCGTCCTCGGTCTCCCAGTCGACGTCATCCAGCAGGTCCGCCGGCAGGGATGCGTCCGCCACCAGCGTCATGGGTACCCGCGCGCCGACGGCCAGGTAGCCGCTCACGTCGAACCCTTCGGCGATGGCATCAGCCGCGTCCCAGCCCTCCGGCTTGTCTTCGGGCGGTAGCAAGACGGCCACCGACACCGCGCCCGCCTGCAGGATGGCCTGCGATGCGTGGCCGGCATACTCCCAGCCCGGCTTGTCCCGGTCGGGCCAGATCAGCACGGTCTTGCCCGCCAGCGGCGACCAATCGGTCTTCTCGACCGGTGCGTTCGCGCCATGCATGGCCGTGGTGGCGACAATGCCGGCGTCGATCAGGGCCTGGGCGCATTTCTCGCCCTCGACCAGCACGACCTGGTCGGCTTTCGCCAGCGCCGGCTGGTTGTAGAGCGGGCGCGGCTCGGGCGGCGCCATCTTGCGACGCTTGGCGTCCCAGGGCCGGAACGCCTTGCCTCGTCCAGGCGGGTCGTAGCGGTACACCACGCCGATCAGCTTGCCGGCGGTGTCCAGGTAGTCCCACTTGGCCGTGGCGGGGCCCAGGTCGTCCGTGGGTGGGTCCTTGCGCTTGCGCCGTACCGGCTGCGCGCGGGCTTGCCCGAGCAGTTGCAAGGCGTGTTCGAGCACCCGCGAGAAGTCGGTGGACACACGCAGGCCCGCCCAGGCGGCAATGAGGTCGAAGATGTCGCCGCCGTCGCCGGTGGCGCGGTCCGTCCACAAGCCCGCCTTGTCGCCGTCGAGCACCACCTCCAGGCTGTCGCCGGGGCTGCCCAGGATGTCGCCGACCACGAACGTGCCGCGTCGCTTCTTGCCGGCCGGGAACAGCACGCTCAGCACGAATTCCAGGCGGGCGAGCAGCGCCGCGCGGATCTCGTCGCGCTGGGCGTCCAGTTGGCCAGTCACCAGCGGGATCTCGTTGAAGTCGATCATTGCGCGCCCTCCCCCGGCATGCCGGCGGCAGGAGCTGTCTCGCGCGGCTGCAGCGCGGCGTTCGCCAACCAGGCCGTGAGCTCGGACAGGCGGAAGCGCACCAGAGCCCCCAGCAGGTAATGCGGGATCCGGTAGCGCGCGCGCATGGTGTGGTCGGCGAACCAGTAGTACGGCAGGCGCAATGCGGCCGCGGCCTCCTTGGCGTCGATCATCGGCTCGCCCGTGTCGGTTGGACGCGCTTGATTGGCGTGGCTCATGCGTGCACCCTCCAGCAACGGTCCTGCCACGCGCACATCCGGCATTCGAAGTGGGTCGGGTCACTGAACGCGCGTGGCAGCAGTTCGCCCGCGTCAGTCGCGCAGATCACCTTCACCGCGCGATCGGACATGCGCTGGGCCAGCGCCGCGTCGAACGGCACCAGTTCAAACCACAGTTCTTGTGTGTCCTTGTTGATGGCCGCAAACAGCGCCGGATGCGAACTGATGCCATCAACGCTCGCTTCCATATACGCTTGATAGATCGCCATCTGTGCGGCATAAACGGGCTTGGCCACGGCCACGCCGGATTTGACGCAGGCCCTCCAGTGTTTGTCGGCCATCGTCTTGCACTCGAAGAGCATGGGGTAGGCGAGCGCCAGCTCTGCGGGCCCACTCGCAAATATCCCATCGACATGCCCCTGGATGCGCCCGCCTGCGGCCGAAAATCCAAACTGACCACCGCTCGCTGTGCGCGTGTGCAACTCGAATCCCGCCAGGCGAAGCCAGCGGATCGCTAGATCTTCAAGCACATGACCCACTTCGAATACGCGCAGAATGCGGCCTGAAAACCCTCTGCCGCGGTCCGCCGGCGCGCCGGCATATTCGTATTGCAGCGCTCGTTCACAAGCCACACCCAGGCGCGAGGCACCGAGGTAGTCGCGCGGTGTCTGTTGTCTGCGCTCTGCGTCCAGAACCAGATCGATGCGGTTCGTCACTTGCTCGTGAAATTGCGGTCTATGGTTAAAGTCGAGCATCGACGTGCCCCCATGTTTTCTGATTTCGGATGGCGTCAACCGTGGCGGGACTCACGCCGAGCAGGATGGAGACTTCGAGCGCGCTGCAGTGGCCGAGATACAGGAGCCGCTTGATGATTTGCACCTGCTTGCTTTCCAGGCGAGCGGTGCCGCTGCGGTCTCCGCGCGCGGCGCGCCCCTTGACTCTCATGTCGGCCAGGTTGTCGGCGTGGGTGCCCAGCCACAGATGCGAAGGATTCACGCAGCAGGGGTTATCGCAGCGATGACAAACGTGCAGGCCGTCCGGGATGGCACCATACGTCAGCTCCCACGCCATCCGGTGGGTGCTGCATTTCACTCCACGAATGGCGTTGCCTTCTGGTTCGCGTCGAATTTGCCCATAACCTTTCGCATTGACGCTCCCCCGCCACAGCCAGCAGCCATCCGGGCCAGCACTCATGTCGACCCGGCTCCATAGCCGGACGGACAAGGGCAGGCGGGTGCGACGCTGTATCACCCGGCGCGACTCCGGTTGATAGATTGCATCCTTCTGCATCAATTCTTCCTTTCCGATTCATCAGCGGCCTTGATGACCAAGGCGGATTCCGTTACCTCCCACGGCAGCTCTTCGAGCTCGGCGAACGGATCCTGTGCCGTGGCCTTGGCAGCCGCGCTGCCGCGCACCGGCGGCATGCGGGTGGTCTCGTGGTGCTCGACCATCGCTTCGGTGTAGCGAGTCACGATGGCGTCGATGACGCGCAGCGCCTCGGCTTCGGTGTAGGCCGCCAGCGGCTTGGTGAAGCCGATCTCGTCGGCCACCCGGCCGAATGCCTTCAGGCACGTGCGCATGGCCGTGCGTTCGATGTCGGATGCGTCAAGCATGCTGCCCTCCCTGTGCTGTCCCTCCATGGCCCGACGCCAGTTGCCATACAGCGCGTGAAACGCGTCCTGGCAGCGGCGCGAGCAGAACACCCAATCCGGTACAAAGCGCCGGGGATCGCCGACACCGTGGCGGGTGTCGGCGTGCGTGAATCCCCGGGCCTGCCGTTTGCAGACCCAGCATTTCATTCCTCCCTCACTGGGCCCAGGCGGGCTTGGCGGTCACAGGCGCGCGCTGCGCGGTGGGCGCGGCACGGGACGGCAGAGGCTGCGCGGGTGCGCTGGACGTGCCTCCACCGGGGTTGGTCTTGGGCGGCACGCCTTTGAGCCGGGCGTATTCCGGGTGGTCGGGCTCGATGGCGAGCCGGATCACGTTGCGGTCCTCGCCCTTGGGATCCTTTTCGATGTCGACGCGAACGATGAACTCCAGCCCATCGAGCTCGTGGAAGCCCTGGATACGGCGCGCGGCGGCGGCCTGCGGCGAGTTGTCCTGCGGGTGGACGTTGCGGGCGCTGTTGAGCGCCGCACGCACGAAGCTGCGCCCCATCTGGCCCCAGGTCGCGCCCTTGGGCGAGTGCAGACCGATGTTGCTCCACAGCTTGCGCTTGGCGTGCTCGCCACCGGTCACGACGAATTCGGCGGCCAGGTAGACCGAACCGGTCTCGAACGACTCGCTCGCGTAGCCGCCCACCCAGCCCTGGGAGGGGTCGTCATAGCCGCCCGGCTTGAGGATCATGCGCACCGGCACCAGCGTGCCTTTCGGGATCAGGTCGAAACCTTGCTGCTGGTCAGCGTCGTTGAAGTCTTGCCAAGCGTTGGTGGTCATTGCGGTATTCATTCGATGTGCTCTGCGTGTTCGGTGGTGTTCGGGGTTGCGTTCAGGTGGGTGGCCAGGTGGCCGGCGCCCGCGCACTTGGCGATCAGCGCGCCCAGGTGCGGCGGCTCCAGCAGGTCGAGCCGGCCACTACGGTCCTTGGCGGGAAAGCCGAACGGATTGACGGTCTGGGTGACGAAGGCGCGGTAGCTGCTGCCGTCCTCGGCCTTGATCTCGGCGAGCGTCACGACCTCATCCACGATGCCGGGCAGCTCCAGCCCGGTCTTGCTGCCCTCGATCTGGGGCACGAAGACCTTGCGGTTGAAGTCGTCGAGCCGCTCGTCGAGGATCGCCACGAAAACCACGTTCTTGCCGCGGGCGTGCTGCAGGTGCGTGAGCGCCCCGACCATTTCCTGGCCGAGCAGGCCGTAGGCCGCGCGCACGTCAGGCTTGCCCGAGCGGTCGCTGGTCGCCCCCGGCTGCGTCTTGCACCACGCAAAGCACTGGCGCGACAGTTGCGTGATCGAGTCGACGAAGAAGGTCTGGTAGCGCTCGAGCTGCGCGGGATCGCCGTACTTCTCGACCACGTGGTCGTAGTGCGCCTGCGAGAACGCGCTCTGCGGCGGCAGCGACTGGTCGGGACCCGCGAGGAACGCGAAGAAGTCTCGGGTCTCCGGCCAGGACGCGGGACGAATGGTGTCGCCCGGCCAGTCGGCCACCGACAGGTCACCGGCTTCGACGTCGATGAACAGCGTGGTGGCCGGATCGAGGTCCTTCAGGCGCGTGGTCTTGCCGATGCCGCTCTTGCCGAGCAGCAGCAGCTTCACGCCTCGGCGCTCGGCCATGCGTGCTTGGGCGCTGACGATGGGGAGCCGGCTCATGCTGCCACCTCATCCAGGGTCAGCGTGAACGAAGGCTTGCCCGGCTCCGCCGTGCGCGCCTCGGCGAACTGCTGCCGCAGCGCGGGCGGCCAGTTGTTGTAGCGCGACTCCGGCACCGTCAGCTTGATGTCGAGATACGCTTCGGGCTGCTCGCCGGCCGCAACGATGCGCCCAGCGATTTCGGTCAGCTGCTTCTGGCTCCAGCTGACCTTCTTGGGCAGCTCGAACTTGATCCGCAGCGGACCATCGGCAATGTGGACAGTGCCGAAGTCACGCTCGGATGCACGCAGCGCCTCGCGGGCCTGATCGCCGTAGCACAGCTCCAGCGCGGCATCGAGCTTGGCGCGGGCGGTCTTGAGCCACGCGATGGCCGCATCAAGGTGGGCGTCGAGCTCGTGCTTGCGCTTGGGCGAGAGCTTGGCCAGGTCGGCCACGGACATTCCGGCGATGTCAGCCGGCAACAGGGTCAGATTGGTCATGGCGGCCTCCTCAGTGATACGCACGAACCGACGTCGAATTGCGCGAGACGCGCCGCTCGAAGGCTTCGATTTCGGAGATCAGGTAGGTGACGCGGGAGCCGAGCTTGCAGAAGACGGGGCCAAGCTGGTCCTGGCGCCAGCGCTGCAGCGTCTTGACCGACAGCCCCCAGCGCTTGGCGAGCTCGGTCTCGTCCAGCGCGGCACGCACAGGGGCCGGTGCCTCATGCCGGCGGGTGTGGCGACCCAATTGAACAGGTGAGGAAAGAATTGCCAT